CTGCGTGTAGCCCCTTGCCGTTCTCATGAAACCCTTTCCTTGATATCCCGGCATTGCAGCCTGCCGTGCCGCTTCTTGTTGTCGCATTTCGGCATTGGCTTGAGAGGACATTCGGAAGTTCCTATTGAACCAAGTGTTCTTGCGGTCGGCATAAGTGGTAGGACCACTTGGGTCGTATTGGGGCAACTTAATCGTCCCTCGGTTTGCCTCAATATCAGCCTTTCTGGCTCGTCTCAATTCTCTATAGGCGCCAAACTTTCCAAAGCCCCTTGACTGTTCATATTTCGCTTGAGCCGCTTGCTGCCGTAGTTGTGCGGCTGCCTGTTTATTTAGTGCGGTCTGCACAGATGTTCCAGCATTGGCTGCAGAACTTATCGCTCGTGATTGTGCTTTTGCTGCATCAATGCCCGCTTGTCGCTTCGAACGAGTCGCTTCGCGTTTTTCTCGTTGAGCGGCAGAGCGCGCAGAGGCAGTTGCCTTGTCTGAAGAACTCATAACAGTCATGCTTTGGACGCTCATTTGCATAACTCGCTGTTGTCCGATGGCTTGGGCAGACTTGGCGAGTCTTTCGGCTCGCGCTTTACCGCCTTCTGTGACGTTGCCTCCTGCTGTTTGGCCCGTAAGAGGGCCCTTATCAATCCTAGTTTGTGTCGTGTCCTTTAGCCCATAAGAAGCAAGGACACCACCAGTTGTTTTCTTCATTGCTCGCCCACCTACAAGCAACTTGGCAAGGAGCATGAAAGAACCCATCCCTCCGCCACCCATGAGGCTCCTAAATCCACCAAGAAGACTCATGAACATATCGACTATCCCAGTTAGGCCGTTAACAATTTTGGTGATAAACGGAAGCGCATCTATGAATATGTCTCGTACGGTCCCGGCATACTTGGACATAACTGCTATAAAACGTCCAATGGCAGTACCAAATGCATAAAATTCTTCTTTATTATCTATTATTTGCTGATTGAAATCACCAAATCCCTCAGACAACGAGTTTCCGATTGGTCTCAAGACCTTCATGACTGTTTCTTCAAGGACCTTCGCTCCATCAATGAGGGGACGTAGTTTGTCTACAATCATATTCCAGCCATCTTTGAAGCGGCCCATCCAAGAACCCATACTTTCAAACATGCCTTCAACTTTTGGCAGGTACTCGCGTATAAAGTTAACAAAGAAATCTGCCATCTTGCCAACGACGCCTTCTACATCGCCAAATAATCCACCTTGAGCGAATGCCGCGATATCGCCAGCAACTCTTCCGAAAGTAGTATTGAATATCTTAACTACGCCCTCAAACATCTTTTTGGTTGGGGCAAGCAGGGGGTCGCCAAAATCGGCAAAGTCATTTTTGATGAGGGCAAATGCAGATTTGAATCGATTCACCAATGTGTCATTGACTCTCTTGAATTGCCCATCAACTCCACCGGCAGCAGAGAGAGTTCCATCCATGATTGCTTTTTTTAATTCATCAGCAGAAGTGATGCCTAAGCCATCTATTGCTTTTTCCATTTCAGGACCGAGTTCTTTGGCGGCTGCTTTCATTTTGGAGAATGAACCCTTGGGGTCTTGCATCGCTGCAATGAGTTTTCCAGCCGACTTGGCCCCTTCTTCGAGGGGCTTACCAGCCGAAGCAAAGTCCATGAGGCCCTTGAGAAGATTTTGCGAGCCCGCACTAAACGTTGAGGTTTTAGATACTTCGGCAAAAACGGCATTAAGATTTGCCGCACCGACAGTAGCCAAATCTGCATCGGCAGCCAAAGCACGCATTGCGACTGACGCATTCTGATAGTTGTCCCCACCCTTGTATGAGTACATCGCTATCTGTTGCTCGCGTACTGCTGCTGCGGCTATAGACGCTGCTGCTGCTAGGCCTGCAGCGGCTCCAGCGGCGCCCGTTGCTAGAAATTGAAAGGCTTTTACTGCGGCGTTGCCTAGTACGAAAGATGCATGCACTGCCATCATCGCCACGCCTAGGGCTCCTACTTGGAGGGCGGCAAACTTGGCACTCATTGTTACGAACTTGATGAGCGCCCCACCGAACGCTTTGATACCTTTATCAACACCATCAAAGTGTTTTTTCCACTTTACGTTGGTGGCCTCAAGACTACGGGAACTAATAGAGCCATAACTCTGGGCCATGGTTTGCAACTTGAGCAGTTTGCGCGTTACCGAATCAATTGACCGGTCGCCAATAGTCCTTACCCTGAGTGTTAAGGTTGAAGTTGCGGCCATCGGCCCCACCTCTCAATAAAGGCTTCCGTCAGAAACGACGACTTTGCGACTGACGTTCCTGCTCCTCGCGGTCTCTCTCTATAACTTTAGCACATGCCATTAATATCAGCCATTCATCATCATTTAATGACAGTAATTCCAGAGGATTGACGTGCCATAATTCCCCCAGTCTTGCAGCACTCTTTATGTGGGAGTCTTCGATTAGTTCGTCGAAGACCCCCTCGTAGGGTCCTCTACTTCAACTGTGTCCCCATAGCCCGAAGCATCAAGAATTGCCAGTGCTGCCGATTCTACGTGAGCATCAACGCCAAAAAAGGCACGCACGGCGTCAGGGACAGGGCGAGACGTGTCGGTCGCAGCCATAATTGATGCTGACGCGAAGTTCATGGAGTGGCCATCCTCTTCAACGTCCTCGTCATTAATCATGATTCCGACCGTCGTATGGCCAATGACGTAAGCGCCAAATTTTGTGGAATCCATCCCATGCTTGGAGTCTTCTCCAGCATTCTTTCTCCATGCGCGAATTTGCTGTTGAGTAACATTGGGGGAGATGCGGAGTTTGACTCCAGGGCGAGACGGAACTTCTAACAAAACTTCCGGAATCTCGACCTTTGAGGCGATGAGCGTAAGGAGTCTGTCTAGGGGAGTTTCGGACTTGGCTGTCTTGGCCTTGGGGGCCTTGACTGTCGCTTCTGTCGCTTCTGCTTCTTCGTAAAGTGGGTTTTCGTTCATACGAGAAACCTACCACACCTCATTTTCTTGTAGTGCAACTATAGAAAAATCAGGTTACTCTAGAAACGCTAAAGGTAAGAGAAAACGTTGCAGGAGCGCCCGAAGATGAGTCGCCGTCTGGCTCCGTAATACCAACGAGAAGAGCCTTGGAGTATGTGCGGTCAATGCCCTTAACTACGATATCGCAGTCATAAGTCTTGACAACAATATCGTAAAATGCTTTTCCGACCAATTCACGCATCGCTTTGATTTTTCTAGCAATATCATCTGGCGTGGAAGTCACTACTGCCTTGGAGCCTGAATCATCATAGTGGGCAGTGAGGGTGATGTCACCAACTTCAAAAGGGGCACAAAGAACCGTAGGGAACCTCGAGCCACCCTCATAAATTTTTTCTACAGATGCAGTGATTTCACCACCAGAAACTTGGGCAAACAAAAACGCGCCCCATTTGGGGTGAGTTTGGCTGACCGGCTTAATGCTGGCGAGAATTTGTCTTTGAGATACCTTGGTTGCCATTTATTCCTCCACTATTAGAATTAAACTCACACTACTGATGCTGTGAGATTTGATTTAATGATGTCTACCTGAATCTTGTCACCAACACCCGACACTCGCAGTCCAACACGAGCGGTGACTGTTCCGTCGATGAGTTGCGAGAGGGGGTTGACTGAGTTATTGCACGTTACGGTGTAGCCCTTATCGATGGGGACGCCATTCGCATCAAATGCCTCGTAGAGTGCACCCATACCTCGTAGTGGCTCAAGGATTCCAATTAAACGTCCTTCAATTTCGGCGAACATTGTCCCACGACCATCAATCGGGCTGAATAGAACATCTTCCAAGTCCTCATAGGCTCGGACGACAACATAGTTCACAACATCTTGTGCGGTTATGAAACGGAAATTGCTGGAGTCCGAAGAACATGAACGTGCACCATAGATACGAACTCGATTGTTGATGATTCTGATGGCATTGACACTTTCTGCATCAAGAGTATCTCCAGTGGCTCTATCAATTGATGCATATACTCCATTGACGTATCTGGCATCCGAGATGACACCGGCACCAGGCTGATGTGGTCCAACTTGGCTATGAGCGCGTGCACGAGCACCAGCGACGTATCCGCTTGGTGGAATAAAACGGCTAACACCAGCAGTGCCGGTCGGCACAGAAACCCATGGGTAGTAAATCGCAACGTGTTCAGCGTTTGTGCCTGAGGTTACGTTATTTGCGAGGTCACGAATCTCGTCAACAGTGTCATCAAAGGCACCATGTAGAGCGGCGATACGACTGTAACTGTTGCAGTGAGCGATGATGGCCAACGATACGGCATCTACTGTTGCCGAAGCGACGGTAGATGCTACCTCTGGGATGGCAACCATGCCGGCTCCAAAAGAATCATTAAAGAACCCTAAGGCTGTCGTGTATTGGTCATTGGCGACTGCTGTTGCTCCAATAGTGCCACCCGTGAACGCTTGCAAGGTTGCATTAACGGCAGGCATGGTAGTTGCCGTGGTATATACTCCGGGAGTGGCGCCCTCTGTTGCTACTAATATATTTGCCGCTGCTGGATGCGTATTGATTTTTCCTACCATTTGGGCTGTGGTCGTACAGGAGCCAGTAGTTACAAGAAGAACGCCGTTATAGTATACGTTCAATATACGCGCACCAGTAATTGAGCCATCCGCAATAGTCCAATGGAGTCCGGTGACGGGCGGTCCCGCAGCACCGTTTGCCCAAGTGCCAGGGCCGTCTGCGGTTAAAGTAATGACGGTAGCGGGAGAGGCCGCGCCATTGGGAATCGTGGCAGATGCCGAAACAGACGCAGTTCCCGTGGATGTCTTTTCCACCCTAGCGACATAACACTGCGTGCCACCCTCTTCAAAGAACGACTGCACCGTTGGATGCAGATAGTATCCGCTCACATACGGGCCATACTTGAGTTCAAAATCGGCCATGCTTGTGACTAGTAGTGCCCGGTTGACCGGTCCACGTTCTGCCTTGCCAACAAAGAATGCCTGAGAGGAGTTCGAGGTTGTTGGTTCGACTGGGCCACTTCTAACTGTTGTTGTAATTGTTATACCAGGCATGAGACCTTCCTTGGTTGCTTTATTTTCGGCACGTTTGTTTGGCTACCCAACCGACGCGTTGACCGTAGTTCGCTTCAAAAGAATACCAAACTCACTGACCACTCTCTTGCACCTCGAGGTCTTTAATTTCTTCAAGAGCCTCAGGCGAATCAATCAGTAGTGATGGTTCGCTCACAATAACTGCGTCCTCATCATTTGTTTCTTTTAGTTTCTTCTTGGATTTTGACGTTTCTGACACTTCTGAAGCGGGAGACTCCAGGGTACTTCTACTAAAACTAATACTACCTTTGTTTGAAAGACCGAGTAAATAGTCCTCACCGCCTTTTACGGCCGCCCATTTTCCAGCATACAAATCTGCCTGAAATGGCCATAAGCGAATTGGAAACATTGTCAAGTTATTAATTACGCTATAATCGCGATTAAGGTATGACTCAATATCTTGCGGATTCTCAATATCTTCATATTCCATTATGTCGCTCCGTGAAGTTGTCTTGGACAGATTTTACATCATTTTACTAGATTGTAGAGTACGCATAGGCAATACCGCCACCATTGTATGAATCAAAGGTTCCTGTTATGTTGGAAATTGTAAAAGTATCATTTGTTCGGGCTGTAATAGTTAGAAGCGACACGTTGTAGTAACTTGGCGATGCCCCTACTATTGTCACTACCTGTCCAGTTGTAAAATTATTGACAGCATTATATACAATAGTTTTATTTGTTTTTGTAGCCCCAGTTATTAACGAAGACCTTGTTTCGGTAACGCCCTTTTGAATAAGTTGAAGGTCGAAGGAGTTCAGTACTCCGAGTGGTTCGCGCATAACAATTTCGTCCATGTCTAGGTCATATGAAATGTATGAACCAGCCAAAACTCTCTCACCCTTTAAGAGTGTTAGGTCCGAATACTCTTCCCTAATGGAACCTTCATCAATCTCCACCTTGAACGTACCTCTAGGGTCCGTCGCCCTCAAGCAGGGGTAATCAAGCAAGGCGGAACGAACTATCGTTGTTAGTCGGTCTCGCATAATAGTAACCTCTGACGATTGTTCGGTTCTTACCCAAACATATGTTCTCATCGAGTACTTGACACGATATAGAGGGTTCGACCCATCGTGGCCAATGCGCTCCATTCCGGTCATCGACGATGCCGTAGTAATAATCGTCGGCCATTCATCTAGGGCGATTGGCTCAAAGGTTAAATATTTCACCGGGTCTGGAAGCGTAATGTCATCTATGCCCCATGCATTTCTGTAACTAACTAATCTTCCGGGCAAATTAACCGTCAGATACGCACCTACATATGATTTTGCAAAATGGGCTCCATGCATTGGTTCAATAGCCATGATTCACCTACCCAGCCGCGTGCTCGGCCGCTGCATCTGCCCACTTACGCTCATACCGCTCGGTAACAAAAACAACAGGGCGGGCGGGCATATTGCGCGTACCCGACTGATGAAACTCGGCATATTTGATGTTTGTACCAAAAGTTGCTTCTTTTTTATCTATTTTATTAGGATTACCACGCAAATCGGAGAGTGACTGAAATAGTTTTCCACTACGAATCATTGGGGTTTTCCCTGGAAAGTGAACAGATTTCCATGAGCCATATTCTGCATCAAGGGGCTTCCAGCCACCAGCGGGTAGTCCATTTTGTAGAAAGTTATTTTTCCAAAGTGTTTTAAGGTCTTCTTTTGCTTCTTTGAAGACTGGGCCAAAGTCGTCTAGGTTGTCTTTGATTTTTTCAATTTCATCAGGGATGTCATTGTCAATCATCCGAACCTTAATGTCTATACTTGCCATTAGGAGACCCTCACTCGCCGATATCGCTTGAGTGTCATTAACTCACGTTCAGTGAATCCAGTTTCCAATGGGGCAACATTGCGTGATTCAAGGTCTTTGATACCAACGACATCGTCATGCATGTTCTGCATCTCACGAGTAGCGGCACGCAGAATCATTAACTTGAATACGGGAATATTAGAACCGTCAAGACCAGCATTATAGGAAACCTCGAATATATCGTTAGCGAAACCACGATAAACATCTATTCCATATCTTCTAACTGTGTAGTCATATCCAAAGGCATTTACCAAACCGCCTGAAACGAATGCACTGATATTGCTCGTGAATCCATCAACAACAAATGTTGATGAGGTTACGCTCGTAATCTCTCTGTCAACGATGTTGTAGCCAGATGGAGTAATCCCAGTTACGGTCACATGCTGCCCTCTGGTAAAGCCGTGCGATGCTGCGGTGTAAGTAACGTTAGTGCCAGCCTTGACTGCACCAGTCACCGTAGCGCGTCTATCTACTGCCTCCGCCATATAAAGGCCAGGAGTTGATGTATTGATAATTTTTACATAATTAACTTTAGAAACAGGAGAATTACGAAAAACAATTGTCGGCGATGGCTGAGAGTACGACAGGGGATTCATCGTTGTATCTAATGAGGTGTTGTAAAAGAACGACGATGTGGGCATCCCTACGTGGTCATACGGTAAAACATATTGTTCCGTGAATTCCTCAACCTCTATCGGCCTACGAAGATATGATTCCAACTCGCTTTGAAGACCTTCAAGGACATATTCGGCAGCATCCTGCTGACGCAGGCTAAAGGAGATATCCATGTAGGTGACAAGGTCATTTACTGTGACCAGCATAAGTCACCTCCGATTCGTGGAATACTTCAGCGTCCTCTGGATTTTTTGCGAGCGGCTTTGACGGCTTTTCTGGCTGCACGGGCCTTACGGAAACGACCGGTCACTTCGTTGGCCTTCTTTCTGACGGCACCAGCGGCCACATTAAATGCTTTGCGTAGTTTACTGGGCTCGGGCATACTTCCTCCAAAATTAGAACTTATACCTCTGAAGTATACCAGCGAGCATTGCTTGGCTACAGAACTACCTATCGCTGTTGGGCGGTGCCTCAATAACTATTGAGCCAGCGTTCTCAATGGTCCCTGGTGGGGCCTCAACGGGAACCCATGCCCGAGAGTATGTATGATTTTTTATATCGCGATGCTTAAGGATTGTGGCATTCAACATCAACTCCAGTTCCAGCGGCTTCATGGCAAAATGTCTTACAAAATCTGCTTCAGAAAACTTGCCCGTCATTGAAAGCATTCTGACGATTCCTGAAAGTTTTTTGGCGACCATAGTGCCACGACCACGATTTGCCTGAACATGCATAATCATTGCATCAATTTCATCAACATCAACCCAAATCACCGGAACGACCCCGCCCGTCAGGGACATGAGGTGCTTGTTCCCAATAATTAGACGAAGACGCTGGGTCCCATCAATCACTAGGCGGCCACTTTTCTGGACGAGGAGTGGGGAGAGAAGGCCATATTGACCGATTGATTCCGCCAAAACAAGCAAGTCGGGTCGGAGAATATGTGTGGCATTCCATTTTGGTTCAATTAATTCATTGACATTGACATTCTCGATGTCCATTTTACAATTCCTCTTCTAGTTGTTGAAGTGCCGCTTGGCGGACCGTGTGTGCGCGCGTCTTTGGTCCTACAGGGGTAACCGTATGGCCCCATAGGGCATGCATAAATAATGAGCGAATTAGTGATTCCAGTGGATAAGAATATGGGTCCTTGGCGTGTTTTTGCCTAAATTCTGCAGAATAGGCTTTTGCTCGCTGAGCCGTATCTTGCCCCCAGCAGAATTGTTTAATAAATGGCATTACGCCATCCCAGCCTTTTGCGGCAGTCATTGCAATCAACTTCTCAACATCAAACTCCGACCACCACCGTCTTTGGGCGTCAATCATTGGAAAGACATCGTAAAGACGGTCATAGAAGTCTGGCTCTGTTGCGATTACGTCACCAATGCGTCTCGCTGCAACGCTATGGAGTGGATGTCCAACACGATTATTAGAGCCAGTCAAGGCTGCCAGGTCGTAATACTCGCAATATGGGGCATTGTGCTCTTCGGAAAGAAACTTAAAAACATCATCAATCTGCCAATCGTAAATAATTTTTGCAAACTTTACTGGCAACCCTTTCTTGGATTTGAATGGGGTAACGATGTAGTTCTCATTGAGTTTCTGAACACACGACCTGTACCGAACCATGGACTCTGCTGCTCGTACACCAGTAATAAAAGCAATATTGCCTCGCTTGCCAGCGGTCGTGTAGTAGTCAATGTGTTCAGGGATTGGCGTATAATGGTCCAGGCCAAAGTGGTATGCGGTTATCGCGCCGTCAGGAATGGGTCTAAAAAGACGATTGCTTTCAATTCTGGCGCCAGACCAAATCATTTCATCAAGTCGGCGCCCGAGGGACCACACCTCGAGGCCCTGGGGCATGCAAAACCACTCCATGTCAATCCAGTCAAGCCCCCTGATGTATTCGACATAGCGTTCTACCGCTGGGCTAACGAATTCTTCATCACGAAAAATAACCTTAACTGGGCCTAGTCCACGCTCTTCGTGGATTTCTTTGGCTAAGTACAGGACTGCCGAGGAGTCTTTTCCTCCAGAAAATTGCACACACACCGAATCAAAGGTGTCATATACGTGCCTGATTCTTTGCCTCGCAGCCTCCACGCAAGAGATATCCAAGAACATGCGCTGACGGGTCATTCGTTCACCCTAGCCCATCCCTGCTCCAAATATGAGTCATTGAGTGTTTTGTACTGAAATGACTTCTTCATCAGGTATCCGTGCTTGCCGGTCACTTCGCAGGTCATTGAACAAATCTTTTCGTATTTTCTAATAACTTCATCAATTTTTGAACCATGAATCGGGCTTGATGGAGAGCAGTAGTAGCGCAATCCCCCAAATTTTTCTTTAATTTGGAATATTGTGTAGTTAGGGTCGATTGCTAAAATTTCCTTGTCACAGTTGGCAATCAAGGTCCACCAACCCTCGTCGCACCAAATTTTCTTCGGTGACTCTGACGTAAAGCGAATTAAAACAGGCGCTAGATATTCAGGATATTCCATTAATTCCACTCTCATACTGGTCTTTGCTTATGAATTCGACGAGCGTTTCCCTGTCGCGCCCAACAGGGTCGCCGCTGGGCCAAATTTGCTCCATGGGGGTTTCTCTCGCGTATCTGATAACCCCATCGTAATCAAGCACCTTGAACTTCAGTACTCGTTCAATGGTGGGAGCAAGACGTATTCTGTCAATATCTTCGTTGTGGGCCATATTCTTGTCAGCGTGCCGTTAGGAATTGCTGTCTTTGCGAAGGATTTCTAGAATCTCAGCAAGAAGACTCTTGATATCTCTCAGCGTCTCATGCGACTCTCGTACTGGTTGGGCTGCTTGAAAAACGTGACGTTCCGCTGTTAGGCGCTTATTCGCCTCAATTGCTGCTTTATTCATTTCCATGATGTTCTCCTTTGTTTTTGGCTGGCGAGGCAGGATTCGAACCTGCGGCAGACGGTTTAGGAAACCGCTATTCTATCCACTGAATTACTCGCCATAGTTAGCGCACGAACGATAACACCGTTACGGCGGTATCGCCTACCAAGCAATCCCTTCCGCAACTTCCTTGCAGGTGTCATATTCTGCGTATGCGTATTCTTTTTTCCCAAGTTCGGCGGCCAGATTTTCTGCGACTTCTTTCCATAAATCGCGGTCAACCAGCAATTTGTCAAACATTTCCTTCAGGGCACGAGACGGTAACTTTTGGTCATCCACGACGCGCCTCACGTTCCCAGAGGTCGCGTTCAACCTGAATGCCATCTATCGTAGAAAGCAAGCGCTCGATAGTGTCTGCCGCTTGGTGTAGTAGCAGGCAGTCCGCGTGACCGTGGTCCGCCTTTGGGTCAGTCTTTGTCCATGGCTTGCCAGCAGGACAAGCGCGCTGGCGTAATTTACTAACAAGTTCTAGGCTCACTTCTACTCCTCAGGCCTTGCCGTCAACTGTAGTGACAATTCTTGCTTGATGTGTTGTCTCTATCCACACCTGAGCACCGCAGGATAATGGCGTACTTGGGCTATAGAGGACACGAGCAACAACATTCCCACCCTCGTCGCAAATTTCTACTTCATTGCAATAGGTTGCCTTGCCACTTCTCGTTTTTCTAACACTAAGCGGCGGAAAGTCTGTTTCCTGTTTGCGATTAGTTCGTATTGTGTTGCTATTGACGTGAATTATCGACATGCCGTGACCCTACTTGATGGGACATGCCCCTGTTGCGCAATCATCCAACTCCATCAAACCATCGAATGCAGGGCGATGTAAGGGGATTGAGAAGTCAATCTTGCTTAATGACTTCTCATAAGCCTCTTTGGTGCATTCCTCGTATGGAGGTAGCGGGAAGTTGTGGTCGGTGTGAAGAAGGAATGAAACAGACTTCACTGAATCATCGTAATTCTTTGAAAGCCATTCTTTGATTTCCGCAAGTTCTTCCTTGCGATAATACACAGTGACCGAAACAGCATTATCTGCCCATTCTGTCTGCATCTTCTTCACCCACTCAAGTTGTGCCACGGCAGTCATACTGCTTGCCAATACAGAGCCCTCAGGGGACTCACAGGGGAACTCAACAACGAAACGAGTGTGGTCCTCGCGACCGTCGATTCCGACGTCGTAGCAGACCTTGTATCCACGCTTGCGACACGCTTCCACCAATGGGTCAGAAGAACCAAAACGAACACGACGAATATAGTACGGAGCAAATGCTGGGTGAATACCAGGAGTAACGCCAGGCAGGAGTGAAAGGGTTCCTGAAGGCTGAACAGTTGTCAAGCGAACGGAAACAGGGAGGCCATTTTCTTTTGAATAACTGGCATCCAATGCTTCCAAATATGTGTACGCATCTGAAAGCCAAGTAATCTTTTCTTCATCACACTGAAGAATCCCAGTAATTGACTGACCCAGACGTGCATTCTTCTGAACAATCTTGGTCGTCTTCTCGTATGGGTAATTCATGCGAGTGATTTGCTTCTGTGTCTTGTAGAGCAAGTACGAGATGTCTTTGAACTGCTTCAAAGAGGTCACGTTTGGAAGGAAAATCGTTGACAAGTTACATGATTCTCCATCGCCTAGTGCAATTTCGGCACACGGGTTGTAGCCCTCAATGGTGGGGTCTGCCTTCGGATGTCCAACGCGTCCAAACTTACGAGCAAGTTTGCGGTTGACTAAACCGTAGGGCTCCCCAGTGCCGTCGTAGCCCTTCCAGAGTTCGGTAGCAATCTCTTCGTAGCCATCTGCGTAGATGCTGTTATTGCTGTTTGCCCGCCATGCGGGAACGTTTCCTGAACCCCAGTTCTTTGCACGGAGGAACAAAACATCGTCAGGGTCGCCGATGGCGATTTGTGCTGAACGACGCGATGAACCTGAAACAACAATGCGACCAATGATGTTGCAAATATCCAATACGTCAATAGAGCGCAACTTCTTGCCAACACGATTTTCAAGAACCTTACAAATATCAACAACACCATCAATGAGTGCGCCTGGACCTGAGGCTGTGCCGCCAAACTTCTTCAATGGGGCACCATACTCACGAACGAGAATCGTTGAATAAGTAAATGACTTGCCTGTTTCAAAGTATGACTTCAGAACTGCGTGAAGAAGGCGACGCCAGCCCTGACGACTATCAGGAACGATGATGTCTGCATCGTTGGTTCGCTCGTGAGTAATAGCAACCCCACCCTTGACTTTGGGTAGGTCATGAATCTTTGAGCGTTCAACCGAGAAGCCAACACCGCCACCGAGCATGAGGTAATCAAAAAGAAGTTCAAAGTCTTCAATCTTCTCAATGTTGGTGAAATAACAGTTGTTTAGGCTCGTTCCAGAGAATTCTTTAGTCAGCGGTGTGCCAAGTTGCCACAATGAACGACCCGAGAATGAACAACGAAGGTTGAACATGTGGTCAAAGAGGCGTTCCGCTTCTTCTTGCGTATATGGAACGCCAATTTCAATAGCGCCGTTGATTACTCGCTGAAGCGTGTCGGTCCAGGTCTCGGTGTCGCCATTTTCTTTCTTGCGGCTATACGTGCGCAGGAAAACAATCTCTCCCATGCCATTGAAACCCCATGGTGGCGTTTGCGAGGAGTAAGAGCGTACGAAATCATCAGAAATGCCAACCATTGTAAGTCCTTTAAGTCAGAAGTGAATTTGCCAGAGCAGCAATTGTAGACGAGACGAGAATAAAGAAAGTGTCTAGATAAGACCTAATCTTTTTGCTTCATCGTGTCCGATGCTCTGACCCTTCTTGTATACCAGAACTCGCGCCTTTGTATACGGCGTTATTGCACGCTCTTCCCAAACATCTTCCTCAAGAAAAATTAAAGGGGTGTTATCTTTCCCTGCTACGTCGAATCCAACTATGTGCGTTGGGGTTGAAGTATCCGTCGCACAGTCGCCAGTTGGGTGGCCACATACAAGGCACGGCCCCCTGTCTGCGCGAGAAAATTTAACATCCCTGAATAGGTCACCACTGGCGCCTAGGTGCTGCGAAAAATACAAATCCATACATGGATTGTATCACTCTATGAAAATGTCCCAAGGGTTCGGGCGGCGGGATTTGAACCCGCGTGTCACCGCTACGGTTTCTACACCTTATAAGAGTGAGCCGATACGCCCGACTGTCAAACTAGAAACCTTCTATGTTGAAGCCGATGGATATTATTTTATTAAACAATATATCTATATCGTCATCGCTGTAGTAGTCGTTGCCCGATTGTCCAAGCGCATTGCGCAACATCTTAGAAACGCTGGATGTTTTCAATACCTTGTCCATACCGCTTACGAATCCTAGAGGCTTTCCCCAGTCAATCTCTCGGCCTATTTTGTATTCATAGGGCAATGATAAAAGAGTAATCTCCAGGCCTTTAGTTTGGGGGAGTTTTTCACAATGAGTCACTGTTATGCACTCTCTGACCAGGTCGTCTTCTTCGATGAAGGCACTCCTCAAGTCTCTCCCACGTAAGCGACTCTTGTCAAGTGTTTCAAATCCTTCAGCAATAAATGAAATTGCTGTCACCGAAGGAACGGCAGAACAAATTGCCATACACATGGTTTGGCATCGAGATAATCTCGCCTCTACGGGCTGCTGCATTAATTCACGTTTAATTTGAATTGCCAGGGTCAGGTCTCCGCCGCTCCACATAAAAAAGGTGAACGGGAGTTCCTCCCCAACGCCAAAATCTTCCACCATAAAATTTTTCGCAACCTGGGAACTGGTTAGACCCAAGGCCATTTTGCTCATCGCATCATCGTACTTATCCACAAACTTAAACTAACCCAAAAATAGTTCCACCATTGCAACAATGATTATGCTAGGTTTCGCAATATGAGCACAAACAAAAAGCCCACCCCCAAGAAAAATGCAAAGAAGACCGCCCCTACGAAGGCTGCGCCCAAGAAGCAGGCTCCCAAGGCGAAGTCTGGTCAGACTCAAAAATTGAGTACACCAGCGAAGGCGCCCCAATTGAAGCCCAAGGCCAAGGACGGCGATGGAGACGGTCTCGTCCAAGACGGAACCAGTCATGAGCGACGTAAGCCAGGACGCCCCAAGAAGCAGGCATCAGTGGTGGCTGCGGCAAGCAACCCAACTTCTGCTGTTACGCCGAGCGTAAATGTGCAGTCAACCGGAATTGATGTTGCCTCCTCGTCAACAACGACGACGGCAAGTGGGATTATCCCGCCAATCATGCACAAAACAGTCGCCCCCGTCAGGGTCCTCCCGCAGAAAAAGCGTGGTTTCTTTAGTCGCATTTTCCGACGCAACAAAAAGTCTCGCTAATCCAATCGTGCGATTGTGATGTATTATTTTGTCCGAGGTGAATCATATGGACAACAAATTCAGCGCAATTTCCGAAGCCGCAGCACTTATAGGCGCTAGCGAAGACTCATTGACCGAAGAGCAAGCACAAAAACTTCTGCGTTCTCTTGTAATTTCAAACAAAAATATACGAATCAGAAAGGCACGCGCAGGGGTAGAAAGAATGCGCGAAGAACGCAATGAGTGAACTTGTCAATAAAATCCATTCCTTAAAAAAGACAATCATTGGTCTGCGAGAAGAGGTTGCATCCGAACGTGCCCGATACGTAGACGAAGTGGACCATTCCGAAAAACTTGCATTTTGTTTGGCTTCAATCATGTCTGGCGCAACTGGCGATGTGAACATTACTGCTGAATTGACCCTCAAAGAACACCATGCAAGAAGGGTGGCTGATGAATTATTGCCACCACTATTGTCGCTCGACGATGAGTAGGGTCTTTAGAAAACTTGACGAGGCCCACTTGACTGGCCCCTTCGCAGTTGCCTTATTTGTTCTTGCGTATGATGTTTTTGCGATACGACGCAATAGGAGCACAATAACCCGCGACGTGCATCACTTAAGGACACTCGGGTATGGGCCAGAGATATCGGGCGCAGTTGCCGGATTATTATTTTTCCATCTGCTTTTTCGCGATAGGTAGACGATGCACCTAAGGCACCTAGAGGACTATGTTGTTGAGTTGGCATCAACAACCTTAGAAAATACAGGTGAGTTCACCAGTACTGGGGAGGTCGTCTCGCGACTCATGGAAATCCTCGTCTTAGAGGAAAGTCTTATCCCCGACTTCGTAGTTAACGGTGATTCGGCCTCTGAATTTGAAGGCTCATTCTTTGGCGTCAACGAATATGATGCTAATCTACATAGAAAATCGGCAGATGGAGAAAAGATGAAGACACTTGCATGGCTCGGTATTGCAGTAATAACGGGTGTAGTTGGTTTTCTTGTCGGCTTTTTTACAGCCCCAGCCTGAGGTAAAAAAAAATGATTCCGCCAGACCCTGAACAACTCACAATTATCACCGACCCCAAAGATATCCCACAAGTAGAAACCGAATGTTTCTATGTTGCCGTTAGGGCAAGATACCTTGGGCGACTATGGGAATTGAGAATTGATACAAAATCACACTCAGCAATGCTTTCGGTCGTAACCATAGACAAAGTATCACGTGGTGAATTTGTTAAAGCCGTCAAGTACATCTCTGATGGATT